GTACAAGCGCGGGGATGTCTACATGATGGATCTGAATCCTTACAGCGGTTCCGAACAAGGCGGCATCCGACCTGCCATTGTTGTCCAGAACGATGACGGTAATTTTTATTCCAATGTTCTTCTGGTCGTTCCGCTGACAACACAGATCAAAAAGCGAAATATGCCGACGCATTTTATTCTGCACAATCGCTTTTTGAGTGCGCCATCTATGGCGATTTGCGAAAGTCCGCGCCCCGCAGATAAATCCAGAGTGTTAAGCTACCTTGGGCACCTGTCCAAATATGAAATGCGGCAACTGATCGTGCCGCGCGACACTTATCAGCGTGCTCTTCACCCCGCTCGTGTTGCCCAGATTCTTTTGTACGAAAAATCCATCGCATCATCGCCTGTTCATCTCCGCTCGTGTACAATTAATGCACAATCATCGAGCCTCATTTCACGTTCCTGCGCGTTTCTTTAATTCTATGTCGCAATCGTCCATCTTCCGAAAAAAATGTTGATTTTCCACCGCCACATCAAAACTACATTTTGAATCTTTCATCCTCAGCCCATCGCTCCCATGGACTATTCGCACGCAAAAAAGAAAATACCCTGTAAAAACCGCCCGAAGGCAGCCTACAGGGTATTCTTCTATGAGCCCTACGTCATCCGCCAGAATATCATCCTAACAAGAACTCAACTTCAGGCTCCATTTTGATTACTTCCTGGCGTTGTTCTCCGCCTTCAGCCGTTCAAACAGTTCGTCTGCCTCGATGGCCTCCTTGGTGAAGGAGTTGTTCTTCCACCAGTTGATAATGGCCACCACAACGGTGATAAGGGTGCTGACCAGTTGCTGGAGCTGCTCGTTGTCGATGGGCAGCGGGCTCTTGTTGAACGAAGCCAGCAGACTGTTCAGCAGCGCCACGATCAGGCAGATGGTTCTCGCCCAGGTCGCAGCACTCGCATTGGTATATTTCTCCATTTTGAAGTCCTCCTGTTCAGGCTGTGTGATCTTCCCTCAGCGGCAGTGCCTCCATCCGCTCGTACAGGTTCGTGCCGGTGCCGTTGCCCTTCAGCTCGTGGTACGCCTCGTATACAAGCCCCACGTTGGTCAGTCCTTCCGAGTCAACGTACCCTTGCTGGATGTAGTACCGGCAGCTCTGATAGAGTCTGTCGTGGAGCAGAGCCTTCACCGCTTTTTTCAGTGCCTTCTGCTCCTGGATGGTGGCGTAGAACGCCTTCCCCGCCCATCCCAGTGCCGCCGCGATGATCAGGGAGACCACCTCGTTGAAATGGGTCACGATAAAGCTTTCCGTGGGGTTCACGCTCCCTTCACGCTTGTCAGACCCGCTTTTGCAATGATACTCGGGTAATCCTTGTAGACATGGTTCATGTCCACCACGCCGCTCACACCAGCCACCTTGCCCTTGGAGCTGTACTGCCACATACCGTGCTTGCGGGTCGGCCGCTTGTTCCGGTAGTCCGCCAGCCATAGGTCAAAGTCGTTCAGCTGCCACATGTTCAGGTTGTAGTCGGCAAAGTTCGAGTAGGTATACAGGATCGCGTACAGACCCCACTTTTCGATCTCCCTGAGCTCCATTTTGACAAGTTTCGTCAACTCGGCTGCGGGCAGACTTTTCAGACGGGGGTCCTCCACGTCCATAGCAATGGGCAGCTCAAAGCGCTTTCCTTCCAGGCAGGTCTTGAGCAGGTTCAGCTCCTTCTTTGCCATGCCTTCCGTTACCGCAACGGTGTAAGCATATACGCCAACTGGCAAACCCACAGATTTGGCCCCGGCATAGTTCGCTTCAAAGCACGGATCGACGTAGAGCTGCCCGCTCTTGGTGGAAACTGCACGGATCATCACGCCACCTACTTTTCCGCTGGCCTTGATTTTTTTCCAGTCAATGGTTCCCTGCCAGCGGGAAACGTCGATGACATCAAGCATTGCCCTGCTCCTTCAGTTTCTCTTCCAGCTGGGTGCACAGCTTCTCGTACTCCTCTTCGGTCAGGCGGTCGTTGGCAAAGAAGATATCCAGCTTCCGCTGCATCCCGTTGGTCTTGCCGCGTTCGATCAGGCGTGCACAGGTGTTGTAGAGTTCCATTTTGAGTCCTTTCTGCTCACGTTCCGCATGAGCCATCTTAATGTAAAAAAATCGCTCATCAGCATTCCTTTTCAGTGTGCCAATAAGCGAAACGATACAAATGGGCTGACCCGACTCTTATTCCTCCGGCGTAACCCCCAGCTCCAGCATGGTCAACCGGTACTCCTGATCCACCACCAGGCTATCGGTGTCGGTTTGGGCGCTTTGCAGGGCAGCCAGTGTTTCGGGCAGGGTGTCCACGGCTTTCTGCTTTGCCGCTGCCTTCTGCTGCGCCGCTTCCTGTGCAGCCAGCTCTTCGGCGGTCGGCGGCTGTGGCACTTCTCCGTATTCGTACACCTCATACTCCGCCCCGCATAGCCGGATACCCCAGTAAGCTTCCCCGGGCTGTGCGTTTTGGTTGTGTGCGTTCACCGCAGCCTCGATCGCGCTGTAATCTGCCGGGGTGCCGTCGGTCTCGGTCGGTACCGTGTACCCGGGGCGGATCGCTGTTTCTTCCATTTTGAACTCTCCTTTCCGGGTGCTCAGTTAATATAGTTACTGGAAGCCCATAAAAAAGTGACCGTTGTCACCAGCGTATTCAGCGGCAACACAATGCAGGGGCGCAGACCGTACGAGTCCTCTCTGTGGCGGCCTGCACTGGAGAAACTTCCGTCCGCATAAAACGTGTACATATAGTTGCCGTTGTAGCTTCGCTTGGAGCGTGTCCAGTATTCAGTGTCTGCTTTTCGTTTGTCGGTGGCAGCAGTTGTGTAGTCGAAGTAGTCCAGCTTTGCACCTTCCTGTGCCATCAGACCATCTATGCCCTGCCAGGTGTAAACACCCATCTCCACCGCGGAAAGCAGAAAGCACTTTCTCGAAAGGCCGTTTGAGCCGGAGGAAACCTTGGCCGAGCTGTAATCCGCCCGCTTCACGTAGGGCAGATGCACGGTCATCAGGCGGTTTGCTACACTGGGTGCGATATTTCCGCCCGGGTAGTTGACACACCAGTTGTCCAGTGCCCACCCTTCGTAACCGTAGATGTAGTTACTGCTATCGATCGCTGTTGAGCCTGCAACGTTCGTCCTCCAGAGCCATGCGCCGTTGGCCGTGCTGTCGTACAACCCGCCGCCCGGAACGCCCTTGTGCACCAGCTTATACCAGCAGGTCTTGCCACTCGGGTCTGCAATGCCAAATTCCGTCCCCAATGCAAAGGAGCTGATGGGATTGCCGCCATCATAAAACTTCTTGGCCACGCCGTCCACGCCGATATAGCCCTTGTGCACCTGCCTTGCGGTACCGCCCACGCCGATGTAGATCTTGGAGACCGATTTGGCACTTCCGCCGATTCCGGTATAAATCGCCATGTTCTCTCCTCCTTATGCGTACACCAGTAGGATAGAGCCGGTTGCAAGGCTGCTTCCCGAACCGGGGTCACTGGTTTGGGATGTAATGGTGGTCACACCCAGCCAACTCTGCATAACCGACTTGTTGACATCCTTGATTTTCGTACCGTTGTCCGTATAGCCTGCAATGTGCGTCAGATTCGACGTGTTAAGGCTGTCGCCCGCATAGCCGACTTGGATTGTTCTGGATGCGTCCTTATAGTCGGTTACGCCGGTTGCTTTTGTGGCGGTGGTTGCATTACCATCCAGCGAACCAATGAATTTGTTGGCCCTGACATTTGCAAAAGAGCCGCTTCCTCGACCGTCATTAAACCGATACTCATCAATGGTGTTGTCTCGGTATCCCCAGTAGACAGTGTTGTCTTTTGGGGTGCCAACAAAATTCACTTCATTATTTTGCTCGAACGCCAATTTTGAGTGGTTATGCGCACTCGGTGGAAACGTACTCGGCTTATCCGTCACGGAATTCCAGTCGGTCTTGATGCTCTTGAACTTGTCGCCCACGATCTTTGCGTCCGCGGGTGCGCCGTCAATGGTCAGGGTCTTGTCGGTGTTCACCACCTTCTTGGCCGCTTCCACCAGTTGGCGGGCTTCGTTCTCGCTGGCCTTGGCGTTTCCTTCGCTGGTCTTCGCATTCCCCTCGCTTGTCTTGGCCTTCCCTGCGCTTGCTTCGGCTTCCTTGGCCTTGGCGGTGCAGGTGGCCACGCTGGTCCCCATGCTGTCAGCGCTGGCTTTCGCATTGGCCTCACTGGTCTTGGCATTGGCCTCGCTGGTGGCAGCTTTCGTTTCGCTGCTCTTGGCGTTGGTCTCACTGGTCTTCGCGTTGGTCTCCGAGGTCTTGGCCGCATTCTCACTGGCCTTGGCATTGGTCTCCGAGGTCTTCGCCTTGGTCTCGCTGGTCTTTGCCGCATTCTCACTGGCCTTGGCGTTGGTCTCGCTGGTCTTTGCCGCGCTGGCCGAACCTGCCGCCGCAGAAGCAGAGGATGCCGCAGCGTTCTGGCTTTCCTTGGCTGCATTTTCGCTGGCCTTCGCGTTGGTCTCGCTCACCTTGGCGGCATCCTGGCTTGCCTTTGCCGCATCCCGTGCCGCTTCGGCCTGACGGAGCAGCTCTTTGATGTTGGCGATGCTTTGGTTCACAAAATCCCGGGTCCACTCCATCGAGCTGGCGATGTATTCACGGACTTCCCGGCCATAGATCGCCTTCCGGATGCCCGTAATGATCGCATCAAAATCCATTCCTATTCTCAACCTCCTCCATTTTGAGCCCTTACGAACTGCTCAGGTTGCCCAGCAGCTGGTTCAGGAAACTGATGATCGCCTGTGCGATCGTCCATACGCTGTCCATGGCCTGCTTCTGCACCTGCTGCTTGGTCAGCTTCTCGGGGGTCAGACCAAAGGTGAACTGCTTCTCGTTGGGCGCATCCAGCGGCAGCTTCAGCTTGGTGCACACCAGCCACTTGTCGATCTCGTGGGGGCTGGAGATGATGTGGGTCTTGATCAGAAATCCCAGTCGATCATTGCTTTCCCCGCTGTCCACCCGGTCGTAAGCGGTCAGGGTCATCACAGGCTCGATGTTCTGCTTGTACCCCTTCAGCTCGGTCTGTGCTTCTTTGCGCAGGTTGTCGTTGTTCGTGTTGCCGTCGACCTGGATGCACTTCTCAATGATGCCGTACTTTGCTTCTGCCGCCTCGTCCCGCACCGTCTCCGAGATCGCGCTCACGGTGGTCGTCTTGAAGATCCACCATCCGCTGGTGGTCGTCTGGGTGCCGTATGCGGTCACACGAGTCACCACGTCGCTGGACATCTGCTCCACATAGCTGAAATCCAGCAGATTTACGCCATATTCAATGGTCTGTGTCGTGGTGGCATCCGTTTCCACGAGGTAATCGATGTACACCCGCCATACCGCAGTGCCGTTGTCTGCCCGCACGATCCGTGTCCGCAGGTATCCGTCGTATTCTTCCAGCAAAAAGGTGTTCAGCAGGCTCCACTGGCTCTCGAACAGGGTTCCCTTGCTGGAGGTGTCAATGGTGCGCCCGGGCTGGATGTTCACCTTCCCGATGCCAAAGGTCCCGTAAGGCCCCTGATAGTAGTCCTTCAACGCCTGCGTTGCAAGGTAGAAGATGCTGTTGGAGGGCACGCTCGACCACTGCTCCAGCGGGTTGTCGGTGGTCAGGTAGTAGGTTCCGCCGTTCACCTTCGGCACAAATCGCTGGAGATATCCCAGCACGCCCTCGGCATACAGCTTGTAGCTCAGGTCAAACAGCTTTTCCGTCTCGGTCACGTAACCCAGCCAGATCGGTTTGCCGTCCTCTTCCACCACCAGCCACGTTTTCTCGTACTTCAGGGTGGTGTACACAGGGTTCTTGTAACTGCCGAATGCCGTGTTGATCTGATACGGAATGGTCGCCTCAAAGCTGCCGAACTCGTTTTTGGCCAGGTTCAGCACCGGGTCTTCGAGAAAGCGGTTGGAAACGCTTCCCTCTATCGTGTCGCCCTGGGAATCAAAGATGCACTCCCGGGTGTCCCACTGGAACCCCAGAGCACTCGTACCATTAAAGGTCTCTGTCTTCTTTGAGATGGTTCCCGCATAAACTTGATATCCGATGGCTCCTCCCTCCTTTCTGCATCCATTTTGAAATTTCGTAAAGCTGACGGAGAGGTTTATAGATACGCTGGCTGGTAATACAGGTTGAGCGTTCCCGCATCGGTCGTTGTGCTCGCCCGCACTTCGTACACGTCATATCGCAGATCGTTGTCGATCAGGCCGATGTCCACCTTTCCCATGCCCTCGTCCATCATTGGGCAGTACGAGACCTCCTCTGCCGGAAGTCCCAGCTCTTTTGCCTTTTCGTAGGGGTAGGTCTGGCTCTTTGCCAGTGTAACCCCCACATAACCGCCACCGGTCCATTTTGCTTGCAGCAGACTCGGTTTTTCGCTGGGCGGCATCCGGAAGGTCTTGCTCTGGAGTGCCTTGATGGGGATGTCCTTGCAGTAGGGCACGGCCAGATCGGTCTCAAACCCAAAGGTATCCCACACCCAGTCCTCCTGAATGTTGTCGTACAGGAACTTGAACGGGTAAAGGCTGTAGGCAAAGGTCACGACGCTGTGTCCGTTCTTCTGCTTGATGCCCCCGTTCACCCAGACACGCCCCAGATAAAAGAACGCCGGGTCATCCTCCAGACGCACCCTGGTCTGTGCCGGGATCGAGTTGCTTTTCGCCAGCGCTCTGGAAAGATACTCCAGCGCTCCGGTTCCCACAGGGGTCGAAAGGTTCTGTCCCCGCCACTCGTCCGTGTCCAGATAAAACTCCCAGCTTCCCTCCCGGGCCTTGAATACCGGGTAACCCGTCAGGCTCTTGGAAAGGTAGGTGGTTCCGTCTCGTCCGGGTACGTTCACGGAAAGGACTTTCTCTACCGGGGGAGCCACCACAGGCCGGGAGACCGGGATCATCTTCCAGTCATCCCAGGTGTTCTTGTCACCAATGGTGATGGAATGGTACATGGCTCCTCCTTAACTCAGCATGTCGGCAGGCGGCTGGAAGTCATAGGAGATGGTCAGCATCACCCGTCCGTCGTTGCCGTTCTTGACGTTGCTGATCCAGCAGCGCCCTTTGTAGCTTCTCGTCTGCGCAGTGGAGAGCACGGTTCCGCCCAGTTCCATCCGCACCTCGCATTCTCTTCCCTGAATGATCCGCATCAGCCGGAAATAGGTGCTTGTCCAGTCACCTTCCCGGCTCGACCAGTCGGGGTAAAGCTGAATGCTCTGTTCGGTCTTGTCGGGGATGCCGCATCGCTCCCGCACATCGTCCATGGCGTGCCGTCCGTAGTCATCCCAGCTGGAATGTGGTACGCCGTCCGCCACATAATAAAAGTCCCAGCTCCCGGTCGAGTTCTGGAACACCCTCTTTTCCAGCGGAGCCTTTTCCGGCGTGCCGTGGTAGGAAGGAAAGTCCATCGTCTCGTATTTTTCCTCAAAGGCATTGATATGCAGGGGGTTCAGGGGGACCAGGTTGAAGTCTCTCGTGCTGTATTCCCGGGAAGCCCCTGCATTGTCATATACCTTAAAAATAAGCCCCGCAAATGTGGGGATCTTTGAGGAAAGCGCCGGGTCAGTTGCGCTCCGTCCCATCATCGGTTGTTCCTCCGGTTGATCTTTCCCAGCCCCTCGTCCACGTCGTTGATGATCTCGCCCACCAGTTTCCGGCCGTTCATCTGGACCTTCATGTTGGCCACGGCCCGGGCAATGCTGTCGATGTGCTCGCCCAGTGCCTCCACGCTCGAAACGATGTCGGCGTTGGGGTTGGCCTTCTGGTCAGTCCTGTTGGCCTCTTCCTGCTGGGCCTTGGTCACCTCGGCTCTGCGCACCACGTTGGCAGCAAGGCCTGCGGTGCGCTCTGCATTCAGGGCTACCGTGCCGTTCTGGAACAGGGTGTCGTTCAGCCAGTCCACTCCATTTTGAACGTCGCTCATGTCCACTACGGGCTGGATGCTGGGTTCATACTCGAAGTCGTCGCTGGCAATGTCGCCCACCCGCTGGGCCAGATCCATCATGGTGGAAAGGGCCGTGTCGCTCACGTCCTGTACGCCCTGCACCACGGAGCCGGTCTCGTCAGTGATGCCCTGCGCCAAACCAAGGCTCAGGTATTCGCCAATGCCCGCCATCACGCGGCTGGGGGAATGGATGCCAAAGAAGTCGCAGAATCCGTTCACGATGCTGCTGCCGAAGTCGCAGATGCCGTTCCACACCGCACCCGCCGCACCGGTAATGCCCTGCCACAGGCCGGAGACCAGGTTTCCGCCCACGTCCACCAGGCCCTTGAAGCCGTTGCTGATCCAGTCCCACAGGTGCGAGAAGGCATTTCCCAGCCAGTCAAAGAACCCGCTGAAGAAATCACCGATCTTGTCCCAGTTGGCGATCAGCAGTCCGCCGCCAGCGATGGCTGCGCCAATGAGCCAGCCTTCGGGGCCAATGGAGCCCAGCACGCTCACCAGAGTGCCGCCCAGTTCTCCAAGACCGCCCAGTAAGCCACCGGAGCCGGTGATCATCTCGCCGATGCTGCCAAGGCCGCCCAGTGCTTCTCCCAGCAGTCCCGTGCCGCCCGTGGCAGAGCCCAGCAGGCCGCTCATGTTGCCCAGGATGCTGCCAAGGTTCTCGGTCGCGCCGGTCACCTTGACCACCTGTCCCATCACCTTCAAGGTACCGCCGCCCTGGGCCAGCGCACTGAAGGCTTTGGGCAGTCCCAGCAGAGCGTTCATGCCCTTGCTCATCAGCAGGCGGCCGAACTCCGTGCCCATAAAGTCCAGCACGGTGGTAATGCCGCCGGTCACTGCCCCGCCCCAGTCACCGCTCACAAGGGCGGTAATGGTGCCAAAGAGGTCGGTGATCACTTCGGTCACGCCGTCCTTGGTGGCCACGCCAAAGGCTCTGCTGAGCTTCGATGCCATTTCCGGGGCGCTCTTCTGCACCTGTGCCCAGACGCTGTTGAAGCCCTCCTGAATGGGTCGCCAGTTCTTCGAGATGGAGTAGCCCAGCTGCATCATCATCCGCTTGCCGGAGTCGTCCAGCTCAAAGGCATCCGCCAGATTTTCCGCAAAGCCCACAAAGTTGTACTGTTCACTTTGCAGGTCTGCCAGTGCGTCCAGTGCGGTCTCACTGTTCTTGCCAAACTTCTTTACAGCCTCGTCGTACTTCAGCTGCTTGTTCGTTACCTTCTTCAGGCTGTAGCTCATGCTGTCCAGTGCCGTGCCCACGCCGATGATGGCGGTCATGGTGCCCTGGGTGGCGGCTTTCCGTGCCTGGACGCTGTCGGCTCCGTATTGTTCCACCGCAGCCTTGTAAGCATCCTCCCGGCCCGCAAGGTCCCCGTCGCCGTAGAGCTTGGCCAGCATGTTCTGCCGGTTGGTCACCAGCTTCTCCTGCTTTTCCAGGTAGGAGACCTTGCTGTCGTAGGCATCCAGCTGGGCCTGATTCAGCTCGTTGATGAGCTTCTGCTGTTCGGTCTGTGCCTCCAGATACTGCTGGTAGGCCGCCTGGGTCTTCTGGCTTGCCTCACCGAACTCGTTTTTGATGGCGATGTAGTCCTTCTCGGTGGCCAGCAGGATCTCCGCCTGGTTCTTGATCTTCCGGTTGATGTAGTCGATCTTCTTGTTGGACTTCTCGGTCACCTCGGCGCTGTCCTCGTACAGGGCGCTCCAAAGCTCGTATTCGTCCTCCGCGGTCTTGGCATCGGTCTCGTACCGCTCCTGAATGACCTTCAGGATGCTGTCCTGCTTGCTCCTCTGAAGCTCCGCAAGGGTCTTCTGTTCGCTCAGCAGGGTGCCGTAAGCATCCTTGGTCTTGCTGTTGTTTGCGCCCACCTTGGCCAGCAGGGTGTCGTACTGCTCTTTCGCAATGGCCACCCGTTTGGTCTGGAGCTCGATCTCCCTTGTCAGACTCTCGGTCTTTTTGGCGATAAGCTCTTCCACCGTGGCCGTGTCGCCGCCCGTCACTTCCCACAGTGCGTATTCGCCGGTGGCGTTGGACATCTCGGTCTTGTTGGCCTTCAGCTTGTCGGAGAATGCACTTGCCAGCGTGTCTGCCAATGACTTGCCGGTCTTGGAGGCTTTGGACTTGGTGGTGCCGCCGCCCGCTCCGTCCAGTGCATCATCCACGGCGTTCTGGTACCAACTGCTCAGGATGCCGTATGGGTTCTTCAGATTCTTCTGCGCATCCGCATTTCCCTGTTTTGCGCCTGCAATCTCGGCCTTCGTTGCGTTCCGGCTGCTGCCTGCTCTCTTCATGCCTGTCTTTCCGGGGATCACAATGGTATCGTCCATGGCATCGCCGAAATCGTTCATCGCGCCGGACAGCCCATTTTGATACAGCAGATTGCCGGGATGCAGACTGCTCTGCTTGAACGCGTCATAAAGTTCCGGCATCTTCTTCTGGATGGCAATAACGGTCTCGTCCATGGCCTGAAGGACACCGTCTTTCATCACCAGTGCGCCAGAATAACTCGCCTGTCGCAGTTCGTCCTGTTTCGTCTTGTCGCCAATGCCCAGGATCGCACCCTCAAGGATGTTCTCCGCGTCGCTGGCTGCAACGTCACTGGGCGAATGGATGCCCCAGAAGGTGGTGAAGACATTCCGGATGGAGGTCGCCGCGTTCAGCATGTTGGCCTTGGCCTGCGCCAGTGCACTGGGGTCTGCAATGCCCTGCGCCAGTCCCAATGTGACATATTGGCCGATCTGTGCCATGATCTTGGACGGAGAATGGGTGTCGAAGGCCGTTTTGCTGGTATCAATTACGGCGTTTGCAACCTCTTCGGAAGCGTCCGTCGCGTCTTTCTTGCCTTCGAGCTGGCCTTTTGCCACGCCTTCGCTTGCGTTTTTGCCAACGCCTGTGAACAGCTGGTAAAATCCGGCAGTCACGGAATTACCATTCTTCAGTTCATCCAGAATATCTGCGAAAGGCAGTACAAAAGTCTGGGCCGAAACACCTTTGTCCTGTCCGCCCCAGTTTTTCGGATCAAGCGGATTGTGGTTTCCAGCCCATGTTGTAAACTTTGCCCATAGATCATTCAGTGCAGGCTCGATCTTTTCCCAGACATACGCTGTCAGGCTGACCACCGTATCAATAACAGTCGTTCCCAACACATACAATGCCTGGCCAATTGCCGGAGCTGCCAGAATGATTGCATCGCAGATGGCCTTGATGATCTTCGCAATGGAAGTCACCAGGCTGCTGGCAACCTCACCCAATCCCTCAAAAATACCAGCAATGAACTCAACCAGCATCCATGCCACGGCCTTAATGCCGTTCAAAAATACCTGGAAGTTCAGGCTATTCAGCAAACTCAGGCTGGATGCCAGATTA